TATTATTGAGATGGTGTTCCAACTCGGTGTAGGTGGTGTTGGTAAATTTAAAAAGATGTGGGAAGCATTAAGGAAAAAAGATTATGGTGAAGCATCTTTCCAAATGATGGATAGTCGTTGGGCTAAACAAACACCAAACAGAGCAGAAAGTTTATCTAAAGTAATGAGGAGTTGTGCGTAATGGTTTGGAATTTATTAGGTATGGGAATCAAAACTGGTTTCCAAATCTACAAAAATAAAAATGAAACAAAAAAATTAGAGTCATTAGCTGAAATGAAGCATATGGAAAGAATGGCTAATGGTGAAATAGAATATAAAAAAGCAGTAATGGCAAACAATCAGCAAGGATGGAAAGACGAGTTTGTTTTAGTAATCGTATCTTTGCCTTTGTTGGTTTTAGGTTATGCTGTATTTTTTGGAGATGATGATATTAAAGGTAAATTAGATATGTTTTTTAATTACTTCAATGAATTACCACAATGGTATCAATGGTTGTTAATTGGTATATTTGGAGCAATATATGGATTAAAACCAGGATTAGACATGTTTAAGAAAAAATGATAAATGAAGGAGATAACATTATATTTTTTATTATTGCTTGTCTCCGAAGCAGAACCACCTTATCTAACCTATAAAGGTTATGATGCATACTACACAGAAGAAAAGTGTTCACAATTAGGTGAAGCACTTAAAAAGAATTTAGAATCACTAGCAATAGTTTCAAAGAAAAAGATTATAGAAATAAAGTACGAATGTGTGCCTATAACAGTAATAGAAAAGGAACATAACATAAATGCATAAGGAATTTTTAAATGTTAAGAT